CATCGACATGCTGGTGAGGACCTTCATCGTCTCGGGGTCGTTGGCCACAAGCTGCATCATGCCGGTGAGCGCCCGCACGGTGGCGGCACGCTTGCTGGTGGACGACGGGCCAACCTCGACAACGACGTCGAAGTCCGCTGACGATAGGTCGTTCTCCTTCGTGATCTCGCCTTCGTCGTTGACGGTCGGGCGGTTCATCTCGACAAAGTTCGTCTTGTTCGCCTTGTCGATCGTTTTCATCTTGCGCCCGTCTTCAACGTAGAGCTCTCGCGCCATGCCCTTCCAAATCTCTCCGCTGCGCTTCATCGCCTTGGCGCGGTTGGACGCGTAGATGAAGGTGGGCATGTCCAGCCGTTGCTGGGTCATGTCGACAGCCTTGCCGCTGACGTTGCTCACGATCTGCTCGGTGCCCTGGCTCTCGCCAAGGATCTCCTGCATGTCCTGCTCTGTGATCTGCAGCAGCGCCGCCATCGCGGGCGGAATCTCTGGCACCTTTGTGTAGGCCAGCGGACCAGCGGGCATCATCGAGCCGTCGACGTTAAACAGCGGGTTCAAGCGCAGGAACGCGAAGTTTTCGACGTTGTCATCACGCCAATCGTTCTCAAGGCCAGCCACCTGATCAGGCGCCACGATGGGCTTGCTGACCGACGACAGCGCGGAGATTTCCGCCAGCTTGCTCAACTGCATGTTCTTCAACCGCTGCGGGTCCTTGGCCAGCCGGACGTGCCCCATGCAACGTTCCACGCCGTCGACGAAGAAGCGCTTCCCGTAGACCGGCACGATCGGGATGTTCGGCCCGGCGATCATCTCCTCCTTGAGGATGCCGCCGCCGCTCATGGTGTACTTGCGCACGCGCTTGTGGTTCTTCTTCAGACGGCGCATCTCGCGGGCGCCGGTGTCGCGCAACTCGATCACCAACTCCTCATCCTTGAGGTCTTCGTCGGTGTATTCCTCTTCGTCGCCCTGCAGGTCTTGGAACACGTGAATGGTGCGCTTGACCGTCTCGACGAGGTAATACTCGGCAACGATGACAGTGTCGGGACGTGCCCAATCGTATTCGGTCTGCGTCACGCCGGGAGGCCAGCTTTCGGGGCTGTCGTTGTACTCCTCTTCATAGGCAGCGCGGGACATCGGCGTCAGCACGAAGCACGAACGCGCGTCGCTCTTGTCCTGGCGCTTGCTGTCGAGGCTGAAGAAGACCGACGAATCGGCGTCAAAGATGGGCTCGAACCGGATGCGCTGTTCGTCGTTGTCGTCGTCTTCATCGTCGACCTTGACCGCACGCAGGCGCCACGCGCCGATGCCGCCCATCACGGCCTCTTCGGCGCCGTTGTCATACGCCTCGTCGGCCACCGAGTCTTGCTCATCGGCACGGTGCAGGCTGGCCATCAGGTCAGCCAAGCGGTCGTCTGCTTTGTCGTCGCGGGGCTGGAACGTCGACGTGATGGGGTTGTTTCGCATCTCGCTGACGATCCTGTTCACCGCTCTCATCACCTTGTTGACCTCGAACCGGGGCTTGTTCTTGAACTGCTCTTCAAGGCCCTCCCACTGCGCGCCAGGGACGGCACAGAAACGGCGGTCCGAGAGGCACTGCAGGCGCTCCTCCTGGCAGGCGCTCTGAATGTCGTCGAACTCCTTGAGGGCTTCGGCGTGGACGCGGGCTTGGCGGGCAGAGCGGGATTCACGGGCCATGGGTCACCACCTTGAGGCGATTTGAGTTGGGGGAGAGGGAGCCTTGCGAGCAACGGCGGCAGTGCGCCGGGCAGACTCGCACGCGTAGCGTAGGGCGTCGATGCAATTGGAAACGAGCACGCCACCGACGACGAACTCGTGATGCTCCTCAACCGTCAGATCGTACACGCGCGCGCATTGTCCTGCCTCTCGCACGCGCACCACACGACCGGGAGCAAGCCGAATGCTTGCTGTATCGGTTGGCAACGAAGGAGGCGCCGCAAGCACAGACTCGGGTGACGTCGTCAACACCGCTGGCTCGTCGATGGGCTGCCTTGCACTTGTTTGAGCAGAAGCGATCACGGTTTCCGACGGCCCCAGGCTCAAATACGGCGCTACATTGCTCGCAGGGCTTGGGCTCTGGGGTGAAGTTGGCATATGCCAGACGACCGATCCGTCGGTGGAACTGATGGCCGTCAGGGCTGGCGTGCCATGCCTTGGTGAGCGGTCGGATTCGCTCGAGGTGAGCACACTGGCGCTCAAGTTGCTCGGCAGACCATGGGTGCATGTCGATGTGCTGCTGTGGAGTGAGGCACTGCAGGTTGTTGATGTCGTTGTTGGCGGGGTTCTCGTCGATGTGGTGGATGTGATGTCCGCTGGGGATTGGACCGTGGACGGATGCCCACACGGCCCGATGGAGCCAGATGGGTCGGTCTTTGGCGCTGCGCTGGAAGTAGCGCCGGTTGGACAGGTGCTCACTGCTTGGGTATCGGCGCCAAGTCTTTCCGCCCCATTCAACTGTTTCGACGTCGTCAGGCTTGCCCATTGCGTGTCTCCTATGACCTCATCGTCATAGCGCAACGCATCGGCACGCACAAACCCTTTCGACGTCCACACCTTGTGATCTGGCGTGCACAGGAACTCACCGATCGTCGTCGTCACCCGGACAAGGTCGCGGTCGTAGTCGGTCACGCCAGCGAACAAGACATGGCGCCACCCGCCACGGGTCAGCACTAGGTCTGACGTCGTCACGTCTTCGATGGGCACATAGCCGCGCTCGCACAGAACCTGCTCACCCTCGGCAATGCAGTGGTTGTCTTTGTCGACGAGGATGGGCAGCACCCTGTTGGCCTCGTCGACCTTGTAGGAGTACTTCGCCAACTCTTCGATCACGTGGACACAGCGAGGATGGACCACGATGGAGAAGCCGCGCAAGAACTCGATCCCATCCTCGACAGAGCCGGTCCCTTTAACCGATGGGAAGATGTTCTTCGAGAAGTGCTTCCGCATGTGCGAGATGGTTTCAGGCCTCGACGAGTCCGCCGTGACCGGGAACTTCTCCGACAGCGGCACCGTCATGAAGAGCTCGGGCAGGTTCACGATCTCGCACCCGACTTGGTACGCCTCATGGTCGACGTAGAGCGTGCGCCCTTCCGTCCAACACCGGATGAGCACCGTCGGGTCCTGCGCGTAGCCCCAGTCCGCTCCAAAGCGCAGGTGCTCGCCGGGCTTTGGCTCACACTCGGCAACGCTCCAGTTGCGGAACACGAGGGCGTCTGACCGCTTCTTGAACTGGCCAAGCCACAGGTGGGCGTAGGTCTCAAGGTCGGTCGCGCGATGGTGCTCCATCAACTTCCGCAACTCGTCGGGGAACCACGGGTTATCGACGTAGTTTACGTCAACGCGCAGCGAGCCGGGCGGATCCTTGCCAACGGCAAACATGGTCTCGATCGCGTCGTAATCGTTCAGCGGGTTCCACGTGAAGATCAGCTGCGACCCAGGCTGACGGATGGTCGGGATCAACACGTCGAGGCTATTGCGCGAGACTGTTTGCGCTTCCTCCACCCAACAGATGTCGATGCCCTCCATGGACTTGATGGACGTCACGTTGCTGCGCAGGCCAGCGAAGATGAACAGGCTACCGTTCGCGCCCCTAATCTCGGTCTGGGTCGACGTGAAGAACCACCCAAGGCCAAGCCGGGCGATCTCGTCGTCGATGGTGCGCTTGACACTGTCCTTGATGGAGTCCTGAATCTCGCGGCAGCACAGAATGCGCAGGCACCCAGCGGCAGCACGCAACACCAGCGCCGTCGCCACTGAGCGAGACTTCGATGACCCTCGCCCACCTCGGATCAGGAAGTAGCGGACGTCGAGGCGCCACAAGACCGACGCCCAATCAGGCATGCGCGCTTGCATCAGGCTCCCGGCTTGACGAACGTCACGGTGAGGTCAGCCTTGAGCGGCGCCGTCGGATCGCCAGCCACTTCGAGGCGGTCGCCATACTTCTTCGGGGCGAGTTTGGACAGCAGCCACTTCCGGGTATCGACCTGCAGGCGCTGCTTGGCCACGCTGGCGCTGTCGATGGCGCCAGTGATGGGGTTGGTCGATGGTGGTTCGTCGGCCAGCCGCATGGTCTCGTCAACCATGGCGTCAATCATGGTGTCCCTGGCCCTCGCGTACTGTCCGGCAAGGTCCGGGTCGGCTGTGCACCAATCCAGAAAAGTCTGCACTGGAACGCCGGTTTCCTTGGACGCAGACCGCAAAGACATACCGCTGGCCACAGCAGCCATCACAGCATCAGCCTTTGCTTTACGGACGGGGTCAAGGACCATACCGCATCCTACCGCCACACCCCACAAACGACAACCCCCCTGCGGAATTGCAGAGGGGCTGTGTGGGGGGCGCCAATGATCGTGGTCTGTGCTGGATCGTGGGGACTCACCAGCGAGGTCAGGCTGTCACGGCTGGGTGTGGGAGGTCAAGGGCTCTGAACCAAAAGGTGGTAGAGGCCGAGGGACGAGAGAGCGAAGAACGCGAGCACAGACGGCACCGCAAGGACTGCCGCCAACGAGAGAGCCCACTTCTGACCGGCACCAACCCAAAGTGTTGCCGCGAGAAGTTCAAGAACAATGACAGGCAGCGCCAACGAGACAACAGCAGCAACCAGAGGCGTCATGCACCCTCCTTGCCATCCACCACGTCAACGGCGCAGGGGAGGTCGGCGAGGTCTTCGGCGGCACCCTTCATCCAGTCGCCACCCATGTCCCCCATCAGGTAGTGCGGGATCGAGTGCTTCTTGTTGTTCCCGCGATGGTCGTACAACGCAATCGCCACCGCCCACTGCTGCCCCAGCACGACGCGGATCAGGTCGTCGCGGGTGTAGGTGGGGTCTGATGCCAGCGCCAACGCCGACGCTTCATGAAACCAGCCCTCACCGTCGGGGTAGAGAGCCCCGACACCGGTAACCTCGTGAAGGTCTCCCTCCTCGCCCTCTTCGATGTCGACGATGGTCCCGATCTCGCCGGGTTGGCCCCACTCTGGATCGAGCGACCAAACGATGCGGACCCGGTCACCAATGCTGAACTTGCTCACACGTCACCGCCGATCTTGACGAGAAACCGCTGAAACGCGGCTTCCACCTCCTCGGGCGTCTCCTGAATCAGCATGTCTTCTTCCACCAGCCCCCGCAGGTACGCCGCAGCAGGCACACCGCGCGATGCCACCCACGCGGCCTGAGACGGGCTCAGAGAGGTCTGGACGGTCTTGGCGCGGCCTTGTGTGAGGGACGGGCGTCCGCGAGGGCGTGGGGCGTTGTGGACGCCCGCAAGGTGGTCACTGGCAATCTGCTGTTCCCCTTCGATGTCGCCTGCGTTCAATCGGGCGATCGCCGCCTCAATGGCTTTGGCTTTGCTGGTCATGGTGTCTCCCTGCGGTGGTCGGTGAAAGAGCCCGCCGGGTGAGCGGCGGGCTGGGGTGGGTGGGTCAGACTGCGGCGTATCCAAAGTCGCAGTGCGAAGCGGCGCGGCGCATAGCGGCATCGGTTGCCATCTCGCGGGTGTAGCCCTTGGGGAGGTTGGTCTTCTCAGCGGTGGAGACCCACACGCGCTCGCCCTTGTTGACGGTCGTTACCTCGTCGAGGCTGTAGTTCGTCACCGTGCTGCCACCGTCGATGGTCTTGATGGTCGACGAGACAGAGACCTCAATCGTGGCCCAAGCGTTCATGGATTCGGTGTTCTTGAGCAGCGTGATGGTCATTTGGTGTCTCCCTATCCGGCTTGCGTGCCGTGAGTTCATTCTACGCACCCTGGCTATTAAGTCAAGCACTGTGCATGTAGAAATATCCTAGGGCTGTAGGAAGCCAGATCTGGCTTGCCCGGTGATCTGTCCCGAGCGAAAGGAGCGATCACAAGGCAAAAAAAACCCCTGATTCCCAATCGCTTTGCACGGCTGGGAGGGAATCAGGGGCGGTCCAGCGGAGCGCAAGACGGGGCCCGCTGTTCAGAAGCAGTCAGTCAGGCGGACCTGACGACGAGCACGGCGGCACCGTGTGACGACGGTAGACCATCCGCCAGCCAAGAGGCAAGCCCCAAATAAAAAAAGCCACCGACGCAAGACGGTGGCTTCAACCTGCTCTGAAACCGGGGAGACGTCAGGAGCGGGTGCGATGGTGTGAGGCCAGCCGCAGGGCTAGGGTACAGCAGGGGGCGGGGGAGGTCAACTCCAACCACCACCATTCTATCGACCATCCGGACTCATTACGCCCGCATCACCACCGTACTTCCGTACTCCCCCTAAAGGGGGGGAGTACGTTACGTACGTCCGGTGAGTGCCTTTGCCACGGTAACGGTACGTACAAAGTACGACGGAAGTACGTTCAGTACGTTTAACGGTTTGCCAGCACCAAAGCCGATGCCCTGATCGGGTCGGTGATGGTCCAACCGTGCTCATGGACGGTAAAAAAACCACAGTCCAACAGATCACGAATGAACTTCCCTGGCTCGTTTGACGGCTTCATGTGCTGATTCACGGTCCCCTCGGCCCATCCCATGTCATCCATCAGGAACGCCTTGAGCCCCGCCCGGCTGATGTAGGGGGCGCCCGCGCGCATCTCGGCCCCAGATGCCCACCACGCGCGCTCGGCTGCCTTCCGGTGCTTGGACCCGCTGGTCTCCTTGGCAGCGGCCACAGGGGCAGACGCGCTCGCCAGGACGGCACTCGTCACGGGTGCCCCATCCTCATCCAGCCAGCCGGGGATCGTCACGCTGGCGAGCTGGCCAAAGACTGGCGGGAGCAACTCGGCATCCTTGGACTTCTTTTGGGCGATCGTGATCGTGCCTTCCTTGCAGGTCACGCTGACCTCAATGTCGAGGGCGCCACGCCATGAGCTCGAGCCACGCGCGCGCCCCTGTGCCTCTTCATTGACCCCGGTGTGGTGGACCAACAGGACCGAGCACCCAAACGTGGCCATGAGCGCCGCGCACGAGTCCAGCATCTCCTTTGCGTCCTGCGCGGAGTTCTCGTCGCCAGACAGGAAGCGGTGCAGGGTGTCGACCACGATCAGGGCTGGCCGGGTTGGCAACGCCGCGATGGCGTCGCGAGCCTTCACCAGCCCCGCCATGGTGTCTAGGTCGCATCCGCTCGAGGACAGATGCATGGCCAGCGGGGCGTTGGTGTTGGCGATCTTCCACGCCGCGATGCGCCCCCGCAGCCCATGGTGTCCCTCGCCAGCGAGGTAGACCACGGCGCCCGGCTTGACCTTGGCGCCCATCCAATCGGGCGTGCTCGAGGCCATGCGACAGCACCAATCGAGTACGACAAACGTCTTGCCGCTGCCGGATGGGCCGTGGACCATCATCAGGGCCTCGGCTTGTGCCCACCCACGGATCAGCCATGCGATCGGTGCCGGTTGGGCGCAGAAGTCGTCAGCCGGGATCAGCCACCCGTCGGTGCTTGGGGACAGCAACGCCGCGAGATCCTTGCCCGCCTGCACATAGTCGTTGGCGTCGCCGGGGATGGGAGGGATCACATAGCGAACCCCGTGCTTGGCCAGTGCCTGTTCCGCCGCCCGAAGCCCCACGTTGCCCTTGTCGTTGTCAGCGACGGTGGTGACCCGGTCACCGTAGAGCCCCACAAGCACGCCAGCGACGTCCACGAGGTTGCCAGCCGAGTAGCTGACGGCGCAGGGTCTGCCGGTCACCTCGTGGACGGTTGCCGCCGTGGCGAAGCCCTCGGCCAAGTAGATCACGCCGTCCGATGGGGTGCCCACCATCCAAAACTTGCCCTTGACCTCGCCGCCAGGGTGGTACCGCTTGCCGCCGTCGCCTTCGATGTATTGGAGTGACGCAACCCCGCCGTCCTCACCGTAGAGCGGGACCACGAGTTTGCCGTCGGTGGTGATGCGGGACCCATGCGCCTGGACCCCCTTGCGGATCAGGTATGGGTGATCGGCTGGTGCCAGCGGGAGATCACCCCAAATCTGTTCCACCACCTCGGCCACCACCTCACGCTGACGGGCGATCTCCGCATCACGGATCGCCCGCATCTCGGCCATGCGCTTGGCGTGGGCGATCTCCTCAGCTGGCGTCCACGATGGCCCGCCCTCCGCACGCCACGAGACGTCAATCTGACGGCGCCAGCACCCAAAGTGCCCGGCGGGCCGACCGTCGCTGTAGGCGATGTACCAACCGTTTTTGTCATGGCCCTTGCCAGGGGTCGACTTGAAGCGGTGGATCTTGCCGTCGAGGGTCACCGACGGTGGAGCGATCAGGCCCTCGTAGGTGATCGCATCGATCAACTGCTGTTCTGGCGTCCGGTCGTCGAGGGGCTGGACGATGAACGGGCGATCAAGCTTGGCCATCAGGTCCCCCGAGGTAGAGGGAGATCAGGGTCATGGTGGCCGGAGACGGCGTCACAACGCCATGCATCAGCCGGTACAGCGTGTCGTTGCTCAAGCCGGTGGCCTTGGCCACGGCGGAAAGGTTGTGATCCCGCAGGCGCCTGCGGATTTCTTCGATGGTGATCTTTTTGTTGTCGCTCATGCTTGACTCTTGCCGCACTTGCGGCTAGAACACAACTCACAAGGCGCAACCGGATTCTCCGACCGCGCCACAAAGGAGGCCAGATGGCCGTTGCACTGAAGCGCACCTCCCAACTGGGAGTCAAGCAAGTCAAGTTCCTTGTTTACGGCATGGCCGGGTCTGGAAAGACCAGCCTGATCGCCACCCTGCCGAATCCAATCGTGCTGTCCGCCGAAGCCGGGTTGCTGTCGATCAAGGGCGCCGACCTGCCCTACATCGAGATCAACACGATGGCCGACCTCTACGAAGCCTACGAATGGGCGACGTCGTCGGAAGAGGCCAAGCACTTCGAGAGCATTGCGCTCGATTCGATTTCCGAGATCGGCGAGGTGGTCTTGTCCGCCGAAAAGAAGGTCAAGGTCGACGGCAAGAAGATCCACGGCATGAAGGCGTATGGCGAGATGCAGGACAAGATGGCCGACCTCATCCGCGCCTTCCGGGACCTGCCTGACCGCCACGTCTACTTCTCGGCCAAGATGGAGAAGAGCACCGACGAGGTTGGCGCCGTGTCCTACGCCCCTAGCCTGCCGGGCAACAAGTTCGCCCAGCAACTGCCCTACTTCTTCGACGAGGTCTTTGCGCTGCGCATCGAGTCGTACGGGCGGGCACTGCTGACGGCGACGGATGGGCTCTGGAGTGCCAAGGACCGATCGGGCAAGTTGGACACGCTCGAGCCCCCAGACCTCGGGGCCATCATCAAGAAGATCGCGGGGACGGCATGACCCTCGACGACCTCACCGCAGCATGGCGCAAGGCGAAGGACGCCGAAGGGGCAGCCCAAGCGGAGCGCCGCCAGATTGAGGACACGATCGCCGCCATCGTGGACCTTGCCTCCGACCTCGACGGCACCGTCACACACGGCGCCCTCAAGATCACGGGGCGCATTGACCGCAAGGTCGACGCGGAGCGCCTGCAGGAACTGGCGACGGCCAACGGGCTGTCAGAGCACCTGCGATCGCTCTTCCGCTGGAAGCCGGAGATCAATCAGGCGGCATGGAAAGCCGCAGACGAGTCCATCACACGCCCACTTTTGGGCGCTGTCACCAGCAAGCCGGGCCGTCCCAGCTTTGCATTTGTCCCCAAGAAAGAAGGCTAAGACCATGGCGAAACTGACCAAGAGCTACGTTGCTGACGACATGCCCAAGGGCTCCGGTGGTGGCGACTTCAGCCCGCTTCCTGGCGGATGGTACGGCTTCACGATCACCGAGAGCGACGTGAAGGACACCAAGAAGGGCGACGGCACCTACATCAAGATTCGTTTCGACGTGACCGGCCCCAGCCATCAGGGGCGCGTCGTCTACGGGAACATCAACCTCACCAACCCCAACCCCAAGGCCGAGGAAATCGGGTCCCAGCAGCTTGGCGAGCTCCTGCGCGCCGTTGGCATCCCGAAGCTTGAGGACACCGACCAGCTGATCGGCAAGTCCGGCGACATGAAGCTGACGGTCAAGACCTCGGAGCAGTACGGCGACGGCAACGAGGTCAAGGGATTCCGCGCCAAGTCGGGCGGGTCCATGCCTGCGCCGTCCGGTGGCGCTTCCGCCCCCGCCGCCAAGGCCAAAGCCCCGTGGGAGAAGTGATGGGCGCGCCATCCAACGAGACAGAGGCCGAGACGTTGCGGCGCCGACAGGTGGAGGCGTTGGAGGCCATTGCCAAGGCGCTGGCCGTGTTGACCCAGTGCATCGACGTTGAGGACGGCGTCATCGTCATGCGCCGTTCGTCAGAACGCTGACCAACCCACAAACCGGGGCGCCCGTGGCCCCTTTTCTTTTGGATTCCCATGACCGCCATCCCCCAGCGCACCAACCCATCGATCGCCGCCATCGATGCCCACCACGAGGCGGCACGGGAAGCCCCCAGACCCCACATGGGCGTGAGCCAGTTGGGCCATGCTTGCGATCGGTGGCTGTGGTTGAGCTTCCGGTGGGCCATTCCTGCCAAGCACCCTGGACGCATCCTGCGGCTCTTCAGGCGGGGTCACCTTGAAGAAGACCAGATCTTGAAGGACTTGAAGGCGATCGGATTCGTCTTCCGCGCGTCAGCCGACGGCCAACACCGCGTCGACTTCGGCAGCCATGTGTCTGGGTCCATGGATGGCATCATTGAGTCAGGCGTGCCGGAGGCGCCGACCAAGCCCCATGTGGCCGAGTTCAAGACGCATTCGCTCAAGAGCTTCAACGACCTCGAGAAGAAGGGCGTCCAAGAGTCCAAGCCCATGCACTACGTGCAGATGCAGGTCTACATGCACGGCGCTGGCATCGACCGCGCTTTCTATCTGGCGGTGTGCAAGGACGACGACCGGCTCTATGTGGAGCGGGTCCGTTTTGACGAGGCCGTGGCCGTAAAAGCGGTGGCCCGAGGCAAGCGCCTCGCCATCGCCGACGAGATGCCGCCGCCATTGAGCACCGACCCATCCTGGTACGAATGCAAGTTCTGCGACGCCTACAAGTTCTGTCATCAGGGTCTCGGCATCGCCGCCAAGAACTGCCGGATCTGTGCGTGGTCGACGGCCAAGCCCGACGGCACATGGCGCTGCGAGAAGTACGACCGCGACGGCATCCCGACCGGGTTTCAACGCACTGGCTGCGATGCATGGGAGCTTCATGACATGATGATGCCATTCGCCATGGTCTTTGGGCTGTTGGCTGGGGTCATGACGTGACCCATTTCCAGCCATATGACTACCAAGTCCGCGCCATCGACCAGTTTTGGGAGGCCATGCGCTCCGGCGCCGACGTGCGCCCTGTGCTGGCGATGCCCGGCGGGTCCGGCAAGAGCATGGTCAATGCCGAGATCATCCGCCAGACGATGGCAGGGAAGCCGACAGCCCGCGTCCTGATGGTGGTTCGCTCCATGGAGTTGGTGAAGCACGACGCCGACGCCCTGCGGAAGCTGTGGCCAGGGGCGCCGATGGGCGTCGTGTGCTCGGGGATGCGCAAGAAGGAATGGGGGGAGCCGGTCATCATCGCGTCAACCGGGTCCGTTGCCAAGCACGCCGATCGCTTGGGGCATATCGACCTGTTCCTGATCGATGAAGCGCAGGACATGTCAGACGACGACGACAGCGCGATCCGTAAGCTGGTGGCGCGCTTGCTGGAGATCAATCCAGCCATGCGGATCGGTGGCTACTCGGCTTCGCCTTACCGCTTGAGCCAGGGGATGCTGACCGACGGTGACAGCCCGGTCTTCAATCGCATCCTCGAGCCGGTCTCGATTGAAGAGCTCATCCACCGCAAGAAACTGATGCCTCTGCGGTCGAAGCAGACCGCGTTCCACATGGACACCGCTGGCGTCCACAAGTCCGGCGGGGACTTCGTCGCCAGCGAAATGGCTGCCAAGTTCAACACGTTGGAGAACAACGCCGCTGTGGTGTCCGAGGTCATCCAGCGGGCTGGCGCCTATCGTCATTGGCTGGTGTTCTGCTCGAGTCGCAAGCACGCCGCAGACGTCGCTGGCGCCTTTCGTGAGGCGGGGATCACGGCTGACGCCGTCGACAGCAAGGACCCCGTGGGCACCCGCAAGCGGAAGATCGCAGACTTTGAGTCAGGCAAGGTCCGTGCGCTGTGCAACGTCGGGATCTTGACCACGGGCTACGACTTCCCGGCGTTGGATACGATCGTTTTCCTCCGCGACACCATGTCCCCAGGGCTCTACCTGCAGAGCGCCGTGCGGGGAATGCGAATCAAGCCCCACACCGACCATTGCTTGGTGCTGGACTTCGTCGGCGTCGTGTCCCGTCATGGCCCTATCACGCGAGTGAACCCGCCGAAGACCAAGGGCAAGGCAGGCGACACGCCCATGAAGCCCTGCAAGGCGTGCGATGAACTGTGCCTGATGTTCGCCACGGTCTGCCCGGCCTGCGGCGCCCTGTTCGAGTCTGCGGCGAAGGGGCCAGCACCCAAGGAGCCGCTTGTTCTCCATGACGACGACATCATGGGGCTGGAGGACGACGCCAAGACCGTCGAGGTCAAGGGGTGGCGCTGGCGGGTCCAGCGGGCCACAAAGCGGCCGGTCGACATGATCGCCGTCTCCTACTATGGGCGCACCTTGAGCGATCCGCCCGTGGTGCAATACCTGTGCGTCAACCACGGCGGGCCACCCGAGCGTAAGGCATGGGATGAGATTGCCAAGATCGCTCAAGAGGTCACCTTGCCGCCAGGGGTGCTGTCATCGGGGGACCTCGAGGCACTGTGTCAGGCCATGACGGAGGCCAAGGCCCCGCAGTGGCTGCAGTACATCGTAGACGGGAAATACAAACGAATCACAAGGAGGGCGTGGGCATGAAGGAAGCGAAAGAACGTTCCGAACACATCGAACAGCGCGAGTTCGTGCAGTGGGTGCGGCAGTGGACGCCCTACTTCATTTTTTCGATTCCCAACGGCGAGAAGCGCAACAGCCGCACGGGGCTGGCCAAGGTCGTCGAGGGTTTGGTGGCGGGGATGCCAGACCTGCAGATCGTTGAACTTGGGCTGTTCATTGAGATGAAAGCCAAAGGCGGCACCGTGGAGCCGAAGCAGAAGAAGATCCACGAGCGACTGCGCCAAGCCGGTGCAACCGTCGAGGTCTGCTACTCGACACAGCAGGCCATCGACGTTGTGACCGGCATCATGCACACGCGCGGGATGGTCCCGACGCGGCAACCTTTGAAGAAGGTGAAGAAGTGAAAGAGCACCCGATCCTCATGTCGGCACCGATGGTGCACGCACTCCTCGACGAACGAAAGACGCAGACGCGGCGGACCATCACCAGCGTCCTCGGTCGCGGCTTTGGCAAGGTGACCGAGTTCCATCCGACGAAAACGCCCGGCTACGACTGGATCATGCGCAACCCGTCCCATCTGTGGAACGACCTGCGGCATGACGACCTGTTGGCCCGCTGTCCCTTCGGCGGCGTCGGTGACCGGCTGTGGGTGCGCGAGACGTGGGCTCCATGCACGGTCGACGGCCCCGTCGATGACGTGGAAGACGCGGACGCCGTCATGTTCGATGCGGACAAGGCTGCGCTTCTGTTCACAGGCAAAGAGGGCGAGACCTCGTTCTTCCGCCGCCTCGACTCCTATGCGTGGACGCCGCACCGCTGGCGCCCGTCGATCCACATGCCCCGCTGGGCGAGCCGCCTCACCCTGGAGGTGACCGAGGTCCGCGTTCAGCGCCTGCAGGACATCAGCGAGGCCGACGCCGTCGCTGAGGGATTTGAGCACGTCGACGCGTTCCTCGCGTTCTTCTCAACCGACGTCATCGCAGCCAACCCGTGGATGTGGGCTGTCTCGTTCAAAAAAAGGATCCCATGACCCCCCTCATCCTGATCGGCGTCGGTGCCCTGGCACTGATCGCATTGAACGTCTTGTGCTGGCCTGACCCCGAGGAAGACCACCGCAGACGGCTTGAGAACTTCTGGAAGGACGAAGAACGATGAAGACCCGAGCCCTACTCGTCGAGGCCAGAGCCTACGTCAAACGTGAGGCGTCCTCACCGACGATCAACCTGTTGGACCCGCCACGGAGTCGCGCAAACGCGGCGCTGTTGCGTCGCATCGACCTCGCACTGAAGCCGAAGAAACGCCACCTGAAGGAGCAGCCGTGACCACCATGCAACGCGGGGACTTTGGCGTCGTCGTCGACGACGGCAAGCCGGTGGCGATCGCCATCTGCATCGGCCCCGGCCTCGACCTCGTCATCAACCTTGACGGCACCCTCCACCCGGCTGGACCTATCGAGCCGTCGACGAGGTCCATTCGGTGGTGGCCCGGCCACAGCCAGCACATCCTCGCCCAAGTCGCTGCATTCGCCGCGACTGCCTACCCGACACCCGCACCGCCTCGCACCTACGGCGAGACCTTGGAGCCCTGCGCATGACCTCTAAAAAATACTGGTGTCCTACGTGTGGGGACCTCTCGTCGTTCAGCTTCGGCGACATCGCAGAAATGGTGGCCCACCGTGGCGACTGCAGGTCCCGAGAGATCCCCCTCGTCGAGCCCCTCGACGTGCCAGAGGTGACGACGTGGGGAGAGTCGGGGGGAGCGGAGGCGGTGACGTTGGCGGGGCAGGTGTACGAGCACGGCGGCAACGACAACGACGACAAGTCGACCCCATATGTCGTCGTCTACAGCGGTCACACCGAGCACGAGTACTACCGACACGGCAAGTTGCTGGACGTCGTGACCGCCATCAACTACGTAGCCGGGGTGCGGAGATGAACCACTCAGAGGACGGCGAGAGGTTCCAGCCGCGCCCCGACGACGCCCCCCGCAAGCCGTCCAAACAGGATTGGGCCACGCCATGGCGCTTGGTCCGCGCCGTCGAGGATGACTCTTTCGGCGGGCGCCCGTTTGACCTCGACGTCGCCGCCTACGCCACGAACGCCAAGGCGCCCGCGTTCTACGATCTGGCTGGCAACGGGATGAGTTCGTTGTGGGCAGCCCCGCAGTGCTGGTGCAATCCGCCCTACGAAGACCAGGGGGACTGGATGGCTCGAGCGGTGTGGCACGCCGTGGAGTACGGCATCAACACCGCGCTGTTGGTGCTGGCCTCGACGAGCGCCAACTACTGGCGCCCGTGCGCGTGGGAGGCTGGCACCGTCGATTTCTACGAGGGTCGCATCGCCTTCCTCGACGACAAGGGCAGGGAACAGCCCGGCTTTGACCGCGCCAGTGCCCTCGTGCTGGTGGGGCCTCGTTTTTCGCCGGGAATCGTGCGGGTGAGGGACGCCAAAACGGGTCGACTGATCGGCAGGAGCGATCAGATCCGGCTGTTCTGACCGCATTGTGCTGCGGTGAAACCCAAACAGCACCACGACACTTGACGCTCTGAAGGACAGTGCGTACAGTGTGGATGTGGCCACGCAAGGCCGCTAAGGGAGACAGAACATGAACAACGTCGAAACGACCTTCGCTGCTTACGCCCTCGCTTGGAGCGCCTCCGGTACCGCGCACAGCATCAGCCTCAACAACATCTTCGACGACGCCGCCTACCGCGCTGCGAAGGCTGCCGAAGCAGCCTGCAACGAAGCCCGCAAGGCTTGGCACGCTGCGCTGGACGCCCGCTGACCCTCCCCACACAACCTGCACCCGCGAGCCCCGACAGCCGGGGCTTTCGGCATAGGGAGACACACCATGCACGACGACCACAACCACGACGACGCCTGCGAAATGGACAACCGCGAGTACGAGCGCGAGGAGATCACCGACGAGGAGTTTTGTCGGTCTGTCGCGTTTTTCTTTGAAGGGGTGCCAGATGAAACTCTCAGCTGAACGCCTCTCCCTCGACGTGTGGACCGTCACCATCAACGGCACCACCCGCGAGAACCTGACCAGAGACGAGGCGTGGAGCGCCCTGGATTTGGCAATGAAGATGAGCAAGACCAAAGAAGAAGGACAAGAGCCATGATTACCGTGAAGCCTTTAGCCAAGCCTGAGCCCACCGTCATCGATGAAAGCGACCTCGCCGATGGGATGGTGGTGAGCATGGTGTCTCTCTCGACGGGATGGCTCTACATCTGCACACCAGATGTGATCATCAGCCGCGAGAGCTTTCTTATGTGCGACAGAAAATCCTGCTCAACCGGCTACAACGCATCTGGCGATATCGCATGGGTCGGCGGGGTGCTCTCATGAACCTCCGTGACCCAGCCGACGACAGACACGAACTGACCGACGACGACATTGCCGCCGTGGTTGACGACGAAGACGAAGCCGTTCGCGAGCTTGTCTACCTCGACACCGACGCGGAGATCCTCGTGTGGGCGCGGGTGCTCAAAGAGGCCCTCCGCACCCGCGCCTACGAGTCTCGCGAAAACGACGTCAGCGACGGTGACGAATGACCACCCGCCAAATCTGGATACGCGACACCGACGGCGACCTCCTGCCATCCCTCGACGCAGAGGCTGCCCGCAGGGGCATCGATCGCAGCAAGCTCTGCCGGGTGCTGCTGCGGGAGGCTCTCGCCTCCCTGGCTGCGACACAGGCCCGCATGGGCGTGGTGCTTGACCGGGCGCATGAGGCGTCTGGGGTGGACCCCACCCGATACGCCAGCCGAGAGGTCCCCCGCGTGGGAGACACCGTGGAGCGTGCAGGGGCCACGCTGCAGATCACGGCGATTGACCCGCCGCGATCGGGTGCATTCATCATCAACGCCAGCGAGTTTCACCTTTTGCGACGTGGTGGACCATGATCCGCCGCCTCTTCGCCTTCTTCGGCATCACGCTGGTGGAGCTGGACCAAGTGCAAGTGCCCATCGACCGATGGCACGCCATGCACAGCGAGATCGACCGTTTGCGACATGAAAACGCGCTTTTGCGCGAGATGATGGGGAAGAGACCATGAGCCAGATTGAGAAGAGCATTGGCATTGGTGAGGCCGAGTACCTCGCCGCCATCAGGCGCGCTGAGAAGGCCGAGGCGTCTGTGGCATGGCGCGATGACTCCATCACCCGGAAGCAGGCGCTTATCGACGAGACGAGCAAGCGGCATGTTGAAGCCGAGCGTCGCGCCGACCAAGCCGAATCCGAACTCTTCGCCCTCGGCATCCAACACGAGGCGTTGAAGGCGCGGATGAAACTGGCGGAGGCGTGCGTGGACGAGGCGAAGTCGCTGATGGTGCAGATTCACGAGAGAAGTGGCCCAGCCTACCGTGACGGCATCGTGGCGACGATGGGAATCGACGGCCTCAACCACCTTGACAGCATGCGCCGCGCCCTCGCCGCCTTCGACGCCGTGCCGGGTGATGTGGGGGGCGAGGTCACCGATGCCATCCAATACGACCCAAGCGAACTCATCGAAAACACCCGCCCACGCTACGCGAGCGGAGAGGTGCCGATGGTGGGTGATGTGTTTGAATACGAGGGGACCGAGGTCACCATTCACTCGATTGGCACCGACTGCGTCTTTGATGCTAAGGGCCTCGACTGGGGCGTTGACGACGGCTGCACCCTCGTCCGCCGCGCTGCCCCGCCTGCCGTGACGACGATGCGAGCTGGTGAGCCATCGCGCACGGTGACAGCGTCGTGGCCGATGACCGAGGCTGAACGGTGCGTGACGACCAATCTCGTGTGCCGCGTCTACGCTGACAACGTCAATGGTGACGTCGGCCAGCCTGACCCAATCCTCGCCCGCGCCGTCGCTCTCCTGCGCGAGCACGCCTATGACGTGCGTGTGATCGATTTCCTGGCCGACTTTGACAAGGGTGGTGTGTGATGACCGACCGTGAAGACTTCGTCATTAACAAGATGGAAGACCTCGACAACATGGGCTTGCCCGACGAGTGCGTCACCATGGTCCGCGACGTAGTCGAAGAGTTGGCCGATTCAGCCGCAGAGGTTGACGCCCTCTGCGCCCAACTCGCCTCCCTCACCGTCCAGCGAGACGCAGCGGAGGCGCTGGCGAGGGAGGCAAAGCGGGATCTTGACGCCGTCGTCGACGTACTCGCCAGCCAGCGCGACGCCGCCCAGCAGATGGTGGCGGATGTCAGCGCCGCAGCGCAAGGCGTCGTTGACGCATGGCACGAGCCCGAGCGCCCCTATGTCGGTGAGCGGATGGACATTCTTGGGACCACCTTGGGCAAAGCCGCCCCCATCGCCGGTCGGTGGTGTTTGGCGAGCGAGCGTGACGAGGCGCTGGCCATCTTGCGGGACATGTGCAGGGCAAGGACGCTGCACGAGTTCGATTCCCTCGGCATCATGGACCGCGCGCGCAAACTGGTGGGAGGTGGGGAGTGAAGACACGGCAAACGCGGTGGACGTGCGCCAAATGCGGCGCCTCTGGATGGTGGACGCCATCGACGCACATCGGGCCGCGACCGCTTGATGATCATGACAAGCCGACTGGCATCAAATGCAAGGATGTGAAAAGTGAATGACAATCTGATCGGTGCAGCGATCTTCCTCGTCGTGGCGTTCTTCGCTGGTGTTTGGCTCGGTGGCAACAAGCGCGCCGACATGACCGCCCAAGCAGCCTGCGGCGAGTGCAGCGAGGTCCGCGAGTGCGGGTCCCTCGTCTGCGTCCCCGGCAAGGGCTGGCAGGAGTCGACGAAGTGAGACTCCACCACTCCGCCATCCCCAAGCCGGACCCCGTCCGCATCCCGACACCCCGCACGCCCATCACCGCCTACGCCTACTGTGACGACTGCGGCGCCGACGCCGGGACCCCGTGTGTCGACGAGGACCTACGCCCGTGCAGCATGTGTCCTGGCCGGGTGTTGTCCGATAAGGCCAGCCTCATCAGGCGCGAGAGGGTGCAGCGGTCCAGCCCTGCCCAGCCTCGCAAGTCACGCCCGCCGCCAAGGTCGACCAAGTGCGCGCACTGTGGGACCCCCATCCGGTCAGACGGGCGATTCTGTGACGCGCGAGAGTGCCGCACCGCTCGGGCGAGGGTGTCGAGAGCGGCGAGAGTGCAGCCCAGCAGGGCAACTCCACTCCACCCGTGCATAGGGTGTGGCGTCGGGGTGAGCGACCGCCGCAAGTACTGCGAGGCCAAACCGTGCCAGTACAAACGAGTGAGGGCGTACCTTCTCGCCAATCCGCCACCGAGGCCGCCACGCGTGACCGAGGGCCAGCCAAAGGAGCAGCCAAGGCTGTGGGTTGAGGAGTGCATGTCATGCGGAGGGCCGACCAACCTTGGCGGGTCCTACTGTGGCGCCGTTGCGTGCAGAGCAGCCCGCAAGCGGGACCGCCGCATTGCGAACCGCAAGCCGGTCCACTGCCTTGGATGCCAATGCGAGGTCAAGCCGGGTGCCAAATGGTGTTCATCGGCCAGCTGCAAAGCCAAACGACGAGCCGAGAAGGCCGCAGCCGACAAGGTCAGGAATGACCGCCGCAAGGTTGAGGTGGTCTTGTCTGGTGTCGAGGTGCTCTGCGGGTGTGGTCGCCGTCTGCTCGGGATGCAGCGGTGCCGTCGGTGCCGACGTATTGAGGAGACCATGACGCCAGTCTGCCCCGGATGCCACGCGCCTCAGTCACACGACGGCCACTGTAGCGACCTCTGCGCCCACATCTCGGGGCTGTACCTGCGGGATGTGCGGCGCCGCAGTAGCGCCCTCACACCCCCAGCAAATAGCCCCGCGTGACCTGATACGTTTTCTCCACAGACCCCCAGACCGCAAGGCCCCGCAAGGTCTTGCGGTTCAAGGGCGTGACCTTCCCCGGTGCCGAGTCGGTGCAGTAGATCCAGTCGGCATCGTAGGCGTAGGCCAGAATCCAATGGTCGCCCTTGCCGTCGTCGTTCTTGTCGACCTGCAGCCAGCCAAATCCCCTTCTCGGGGAAAGGCCCATGCCGTCGATGGCGTCGCAGATGGCAACCGAGGCTTGGCGGGCGCTCATGCCGCCCTTGCCCACCGTCAGAGCCTCGCGCACCGTGAACCCGGCAGACGCAGCCATGTGCGCCAGGACGGCGGCTGACTGTCCGGGTGCCCAGACGGCTGGGACGTAGGTCAAAGCCCGCTCACAGACCATTACAGGCGTCGCACCGGCCCGAATCCCCGCCATGCGCTGGCCCTCGGCGAGGGCGACGGCGGGACAGCCCCACGCCGCGATGCTTTGGCCACCCAAGCCGTAGGGCTGCGGGAAGTTGATTTGGGCCATGATCTTGGCGGGCTTGGGCCAGCCGTGGAGGTCGTCAGACATTGGTGTTTCCGAGGACAGAGGACCAACCAGCCATGGCGGATTGTCGTGTTGCGCAACTGTCGACAGTGGTCCATCTGCGCCAGCCGCTGCGGTACTCGACGGCCCACCGTGATCCGTCGAAACGAGCACGCCAACGCCCCCGCGTGAATGTGTCGGTCTCAACAGGCTGCGTTGACCTCGTCATGTCGGCAGCACTAGACACTCGTCACCACCCTGATCGTCGACGTGGAATAGAGGCGCCCCAAACGGAGCGCCTCTGTGATGTCGTGCGCCATGACGACGCGGGGGACGCCCTCGGTGTAGACGACGCGGTAGGCGGTCATCTCCCCTTCGGTCCAGTCGACAGCCGTCGGACCTCGTCACGAAGGTCTGCCATGCTTTCTTTGATCGACTTGATGTCCGACGACATCGACGCCAGCGAGGCTGGCGTCCCCTTGCTATCGACCTCTGCCTTGCGCAGGTCACGCTCCACCACCTCAATCCGCTGCCCCATGCGGATGGTGTCATCGCGGAGAGAGAAGAAGGACGAGCTCACCCAAGCGGCAGACGCCGTGAGCACGGTGCCGATGATGCCCAGCGCCCACATGGGCAGCGTGATGCCAGCGGCAGGGCGGTCGTTGTCCGCCACCGACGACGTCACTTGGACTTCTTGGCGGCGACGCGCTCGATGCTGTCGGCGGCTTGGTCGAGAGCCTCGCCGATGACGTCGTTTTTGGGGTCCTTGTCGGTGAGGAACTTCTTGGCCACCCGACGGAGGGCACCGACGATGAAGTCCTTGGCGAAGAGCGCCAGCAAGACCACCAGCATCGACTGCAACGACGAAGGCGAGGCGAGAGAAAGCAGAAGGTCGGGCATGGTATGGGCTCCTGAAACGTCGACCCTAGCCTACTCCGGACACGCTGACCAGCCCAGCGCCTCGGGCTCACCCCAGACGGCGCCGTCGACCTCCCGGTGCGCGCGGTCGGCATCGAAAGGCGTGGCGGGCATCCGCAGCACCCACCCAGCGGGCTGGCCACCGACGCACATCGGCACGCCTTGCTCGATCGCGTTGGCGGCGAGGCAGGCGGCATCCTCCCCGCAGTACCACGCGCCCCACGAGTCCCAGAACGCCGGGGCATCGGCAACAGGGACGCAGACGACCAGAGACTCGGTGCGGCGGGTGTCGTCGAGTGGCGGGGCTGTGGGAGAGACGGCGATGGCCACCGCGAGAGCGGAAGCAAGGGCGAGGGCGGCGAGTGCTTTGTTCATGGGTCACCACAGAGGGATTTGCCCTCTTGTTCAAGGTCGGTTGGCCAACACGGGTCGTTGTGGGCGCAAGACGGGTCTAGCCAGTGTGCGCCCTCGTGGACGATGACGCGGCAGGTGTCTCGCCCCTCGACGACGATGGCCCGACCGGGGAACGGCGCGCATCCCTCAAGCGTGGGACTGTCGGTGCGGCAGGTTGTGTTGGCGCGAGCGAGAGGCTTGCAGATGATGTCGATCCGACGGTCCCACCCGTAGACCTCGCGCACGATGTCGCCGCCTTGGGTGGCTGCCTCGACGTCGTCGCAGAGGTAGCGGTCACAGCCCGCGAGAAGGAGCAGCGGGAGTAGGTATCTCATAGACCCAGCGCCGTTGCGACGGTGTCAGAGATAAACTGGCTCCCGACCTCTGACGGATGGATTCCGTCAGCAGCCGAGTAGAGTGCCAAGAGATCCTGTGGATCGACGGTGTCGCCCATCAGCGGGTAAAGGTCGACCACCTCCGCAACACTGGCTGTGCGGATCGATGCGTTCAGCGCCTCAAGTTCCACCTGAACCGCTGGGGACCACCCGTAGATGGTCGACGATCCGAACGGGGTCACCGTCAGTGCGATGACCTCGGACCCTTGAGCCTCCGCCGCCGCATAGAGGCTGGACATCGTGGAGAACGTCGCTGCCGCTGTGGCGCCCGTGCGGACGTCATTGACGCCGCCCATGATGAAGATCCGGCTGGGAATCGACGACGCTGGCCAGACGCAGTTGGCATCAAACTGCGCGCGGATGTCCGCCGCCGTCGCGCCCGAAACAGCCGCATTCGTGTAGTTCTTGAATGGGACCCGCGTCGCAAACTTGGTGGGCCATGCGACGACACCCTGCGACCCATGGGTGATGCTGTCTCCGAGAAACACCCAACGATTCTGCTGTGGCTGGTCGAAGGCTGCCACGAGGGGCAACGACCCGCCAAGCGCCCACTCGTCGACGGCTTTGTTGATGCCCAACTCGGTCGAGGTCAACTCGGTCGTGTAGAGAATGACGCGCCACATGTCGCCGGTGAACTGGAGCGTACCCGACGCCGGGCTCTTGCCGATGGTGAATGGGTTCGACGGCGCCAGCGCAGAGACCGCAGTCGGCGTGCCCGATGCCACCACCGTGTTGTTGACGTATTCGTTGACGTCGGGGGTCGAGGCCGAAGCATTCGTGTAGGTGACGTCGTGGTATTGGCCAGACACGATCGTGTTGTTGGTCGACGCTGCCGTGAGCGTGACGACGGCCCCATCGTGGAGATAGGTCACGACCTTGAACGTCGTTTCATACCGCACCGCGAAACCACGATCGGTCACGCGCGACGTCGCAAAGAGCGTTCCGAAGCCCGACGACGTTGTCGACGACACAACCTGCGCCGTCGCACCAGTGCCGTCATGCAGGAACGTCCAGTCGGCCGCCGCTGCCGCCGCTAGACCGTCGCCACCATCCCACCGCACCATCGGCTGCCCGTTGGTGACGCTCAGCCGCAAAGACGGCTGCGCTGACCCCGTGGCTTGCGTGACGTTTTTTGCCCCGCTCCCGAGGTCAACCCACGTTGCCACCGCCGACGCATCCGCCAGTCCGTTGTTGTAGGTGCCGTTGACCGACTGCGCCAGATAGCAAGCGCGCGCCCCGTCGACGTAGAAGCCAACATCGACACTCGCCGTGTTCGCCCCCTGCGTGATCGTAATCGTCTCCACGCCCTCGCCTGCCGCGTTTGGGCTCACGGCAACCGCACAACTCCACGAAGTGGTGCCGGTGCAAGCGCCTGAAGCGCCGTCAGGCGACGCTGCCCACGAGACCGCGCCTGCGCCCGTCGCCGTGCCGGTGAGGGTGATGTCGCCGGTGCAGGTCACCGTGCGGGTGTAGGGCAGGGCGGTGATGGCCAAAGGCACAGCACCAACATCGCCACCCATGGAGGATGACATCGACGCATATGGCCGCATCGACTCGGACATCGACGGGAACGGGCGCAACGACTGCGCCGCGATGAAGAACAGCAGCGCGGCGTTCACTGAGCGTTCCCAAACGTGATGCGGGCGTCAGCGGTGGCGGCGGCGACGGTGCACCAGCCGTGATGGACGTCGAAGCACATCGTCTTGGGGTCGGTCAGGCTGCCAGCGGGGACCACATGGCCCGTGGTGGTGGTGACGTCGACGCCGCCAACGTAGATGGCCACCGCGTTGATGTTCTGGACGCAGATTGACCGCGTCGAATCGGTGCCGCCTGGGTTGATGATGGTCGGTGTGGTGCCGCACGCCACGACAGCGCCGGTCTTGAGGGCAGGCATCGGCGTGTTGAAGGCGCTGACACCAGTGCCAGCGACGACGGCAACGAGAAGACAGATGAGGAAGACGGAGAGGCGGGACATGGTGGGGGCCTTTCAGATTGGAGAAGTTGGCTTAGTGCGCGGAGGGCCGACGACGAGGAATGAGAAAGCCTGATCAGCGTATGTTGGCACGCCGGGAGGTCCGCCGATGTCCGTCAT